GACTGTGGTGTAATAGAGTCGGTATTCTCAGACCTTGGGTCCTCAAATCGGTAATTCTCAGCAGAAGGGGGGTTGTCGCCTATGTCCCACGCAGTGGGGAAGTAAAGAACGTTGTTGAACAATTCACTGGTAACACCTGCGTCTGTTTGAACCGAAAAGTGCCCTGTTTCGTCAAAGTTTATCTGGGATGGATTAGACCCATCGTACGAATACCCTGAAAGAGTATACGGGGAGGTCACTGTCCACTTAAAACTTTGGTCTCCATTACCGCCGCTACCAGTACAGACAAGTAAAAAAGCATTACCGTCGTCTAACCACTGTACATAGCTACAGGCAAGGTTAGTCGAATGAAAGTTACTACTAGATGAGGAAGCCAACGAAGACTGACTAATTGAGGACGTAAGACTCGCAGTGCTTACATCATAAGGAGTACTTAAAGTATATAAGCGCACAGGAGCAGATTGCTGTCGTGTAAAGGTTATAACCTGTGTTCCATCGGGGGACATGTCCATAATAACAGCAGAAGTAGCTTCCCCTGTCACTGCACTTAAATCAAAGTACTTGCGAGTAGTGTTGTTGGTTGGGAGAGTGCTTAAATCATACGGCGTAGTCATAGCCGTTGTGTCGGTATACAAGTCCCCGTTGTCTTGCCAGATAGCGTAATTCCCGCCTTTGGTTATACTAAATCGGTAGGCATTCGCCACCGACGCCTGAGAACCACCCGTAGTGTTGTCCGTAAACTTAGAATAAGTTGTTTGAGCAAAATAATCTGAACCAGAAACGCCCGGTGTATTAGGCATGGAAAGTAAAAAACTAAATGGTTTATTATAGAGAGCGTTAAAGTTAAAAGTAGTTTTGGGGACCGAGTAGTTAAGCGACGATGTGTCAAAATACGAAGCGTCGTATGGATTGACCGATACGGTCTCCTTTTTTGTGCTGTAAACCATATCCCCTACAACAATTTTTCCAACGTCATCTGACACAAAAGAGATTCCATAAGAAATTGACGCAGCGGGATAGTCTTGGGTGTATGTGTCTGCCCCCCTTGTGCCCAAATTCCAAGCGGTTGATAGATCATATCTAAGAATCTTGATGGCAGCGGAAGTATAAGCCACGATATAAAGAACAGTGCCATCTTCTGAAAAACTAAACGAAAAGATTCTCGTAGTTATTTCAGAGAAAGTGTAAGTGGTGTAACCACTATAGTTCAAAGACCACGCACTTGAGAGATTAACCTTCACAATAGTGTTAGTGTTATTCGGAGCAGCATACACCTGCGTCCCGTCTGGTTTAAACTGTAATCCATACGGAAACGTCCCCCAAGGAGAAGTAAAACCGTTTCCTGAACTAAAAGTACCCGCTGTAGACAAATCCCACGCTGTACTTAAAACACTTGTGTATATTGTACCTCTGTTTTGCACATAAAGTCTTGTACCGTCAGCCTTAAAAGAAAATCCACCCGCAGCAGCGCTTGGAATAGAACTAAAGGACACATTGTTAATGTTCCCTGTAAAATAACCTTTACCGAAGTAAGCCTCTAAATCAGACGCAGTTTTACGTTGGTAAATTGTATCAGCACTGTAGTCCAGCCAATAAACATCAGGACCATCGGGCCTAAAATATGGCCCCGCATAGTGAGTAGAGGGGTCCGAAGGAGCCGTAGAAAGGGCTTTACCTGTGTAGATACCGGAGGAATCAACCGAAGCAGAAATCGTAGGAGTACCTGTCTTCGGCAAATAGTTAGCCGCTTCCACAGAGTTTTTAACTTTAAAGTTTTTATTGTTCGCCATGCTTCACCTTCCACTTGGCTTAATATTTTACGCTAGCAGTGTGGCCACCGCGGTGTAGTTTGTTGAGTTTGTCGACGCCGCGGTCCCCAGTAACCGTACATTGCCAGCGTTTATGTCCACGTCAAACGTCGCAAGCTGCGTATCGGTGTTTACTTCGCCGTACTGTGTCGCCACTGCCGTTGTCCCATCATGGGTTACAAGTAGCTTCGTAATCATACGCTCCGTCGCCGTAGTGTCCGTAACGACTATCGTTATAGATAGCCCCAAAGATGCGGAGGCCGCGTAAGAAGCAATAGCCGTTTCGGTCGTACTACTCGTTGTGGCGGTTTGAGTATCTCCACCCCCGCCACCAATCGCACCCCACTCACCGTTGGTGTAGCCTTCAAACGCTCCGTCGTCAGTATTGTAACGCAACATGCCGTTAGACGCCGGGGCAGGGCGCTCCCCCGTAGTACCAGCAGGGAAATCAACGGCTCCTGTACCACTGAACAGGAGGTTGCCTGACATTGTGTCGCCAACCTTGTTCAGAACGTCTGTCGCTGCCACCGTAATAAAAACGATAGCGGAGCCACTCAAAGATAAGGCTGCGCCAGAATTAGAACTCTCCTCCACAGAACGACTTAGTGACGTGCTGGACGCCGTGTAAGTACCTGTACCGAGTTCCCAGTTTGTACCATCCTCAATCACATAACGGACTGTCTGACCGTCGGTGATGCCTGCGTCCGAAAAGGATTGGAACCCTGAAGCGGCACTCCCCAGGGTTATTGTCCCAGTCCCAGTTGTACTCGTTGTCATACGAGCACGGTTAACAAACGTCACCATGTCTTAGCCCCTTATGCGATACGGATGATTGCCGAAGAGCTATCCGCAGTTGGGAATACAATCTGGAAGTCACCAGATGTAGAAGATTTGTCTGAGCCGAAGTCCAACACAACAACCGAAGGATCCCCCGCAGCCGTGTCGTTATATATCAACGCACCACGAGCAGTGATCGTCGCAGATGTAAATGTCAGATCCGCAAAGTCTGTGAACGCTGTTGTACCAGAAGTTGTCGGTGTGACATTGGTCAATGCACCGCCACCCGCTGTGTATGTACCAGAGTTGCTGACTTCGTTCGTCGCAGTGTATGCGGTTGTTGCCGCAGTGAAAGAGGCGTTGTTGTCATACAATGCCAGCTTAAAAGTGTTACCGCTTGAAGCGGTAAAGTCGTGTGTTCCAGTAAGCAATTCCTGCTTAAAGGAAGTACACATGAAGTTTCCTGTGAAGGCCATTTTACCGTCTCCTTATAAGTTCTGCTAGTTCAGGGTGCCCTGCATCTTGTAGAGCACTATACACAGTCGTCCTATCGCTGTGAATAGCCTGTCGCATATAGTATGCAACAAGGCTCTCGATGTGCTTTGAGAAAGCACGAGCTTGGTCCCTGATGCCTGGATGGGCCGTGTTTGAGACCGAGATTATTTTAGAAACGCACTGCTCCGCCAACTCTTCCGGCGTGAACCCACGTTTCTCTGTTGTTCGAACACCAACGATCGGCTGGTCCTGAGCAACGTCTAGCTTAAATTCAAACACTATCGTTTCTCCCTAATAACCTTGCCCTGACGATACTCGTCGGTAGTTTCCTTGGCTTCGCCCAAGGCTTTCAAGCCCATCAACGATTCTTGATACCGCTTGTCATAGTACGACATCAGATCTTGCTCACCCTTCATGAAAATATACGCCTCAATTAACGATCCATACAGCATCGTTAACTCTGCATTTTCACTCAGCCAAGTTGTCCCATCGTCACTACCCGCCGTCAAACTTTGGGGACGATAGAAATAATGTAGCTCGGCAGTGTAGGCTGCATCGGGTGTCGGAGCCAACATAAAGTTTGTTTTGTCGAAGATCGCATAATACCGAGGGGCACCCGTGGTCGTGGCGTCCGGTGTATACTCTTGCAAAAAGCTAGGATCCTTGAAGTCCAAAAAGAACTTGTCGCCATCCGCACCAGCCATGCTCAAAGAATACGGAGATAAATAGTCCGAAGGCAAAGACAAGTATTTGCTCGAGGCTGTCGTAGAGGCTGTCGCGTTCTTTATAAACAACGAAAGCTGCACGTTCTTTAGAATACGCTCTTCCGCCATGCGAATAAACAACGGGATATTGTTCACGAAAGTGGATTCCGTGTATTCCGTGTAATCTTGTACAGCCTGTTTTAGCTGTCCGTATGTGAAACTCATGTTGTCACCACCGTTACTGCTCCAACTGAGCCTTGAGCGACCAAGTTGTCAGGAGGACTAAGCCCTGGTATATTCGCAAAGCCCACAGGGTTCCAGCCCCACTGCACTGCACGTTGCTCGCTGAGACCCGTCTCAGGGCGAGGGGCCCGTAATGCCTGTGGGTCTGGATATGCTTTAGGTGGGTACAGCTGGGGGTGCTTGGGCTCGAACTCGTCCGGACCAACTTTAGCCCCCGTCCACTCCGTCTTCATTTCACGAAGACGGTAACGGCGACCGGACCGATCAGATATTCCCCAAGCATTTTTACCGCTAGCGTATGCCATTATACCCTCAAGTAACTCAAACTAGGCTGCAGTTTCAAAGGAGTCCGACCTTGATCCTCGTCCGCCGCACGTTGAAACTCTTCTTCATACACCGTCTTCAGCAACTGCACACGTTCTGGAGCACGTTTCATCGCCATGTAATAGGCAAGACCTGCCACCATGCAAGGGAAAAAACGGAAAGGCATGTCCGTTGTGTCAACCAGAGAATCTGCATCCTCGATCCTACGAACATAATAATAGATCAACTGATCCGTAGAGTTCTCCGGAACCGCCCAAAGATTAATTACAGGATCAACCTGACGGTTTAACCAGTACTGGCTGGTACGGCCCTGA